CATTTAGATACAACAGAAAGAATATACAACGAAATTTTAGAAGAATACAAAAAAAGAATTAAATGATGACGCCAGATGAAAATAGAATAGTCAACGAAGTTTTAAAAAAAGTTAAACCTTTAGTTAAGACCTTTAGACCTGCTAGAGTAACCGATAATCAAGACCCACAAATGTTGGGTAGGATTAGATGTGTTCCTGAGCAAATCAATGAACAAGATTTACAAAATTCAGTTTATAAATTCAACCCTAAAACTGACAAATGGACTGAAAAAGACCCGTTTGTCTATTTACCATTCCTTCCTTATTTTATATATCAAACACCAAAGCCTGATGAATATGTACAACTCATGTATTCAGACCCAACAGACCCTTTAAATACTAGTAGATATTACATTCAAGGTCCATTCTCATCACCAACAACAATATATAGGGAAAATTACAATTCAGCCAAAACATTTCTTAATTCAGGAATTAGAAACAAAAGATATAAAGCAATTAAAAATCAGGAAGGTGAAATTGAAAATCCAAACACCTTAGGTGTATACCCCGAACCTGGTGACAACGCATTGATTGGAAGATATAATTCTGATATCATAACTAAAGATGGTGAGGTAATACTTCGAGCGGGTCAACACAAACCATTCGTTAATGGACAAATACCAGTTGCAAACACAACAAGAGGATTTTTACAATTATCTATATTTGAAGAAACCATCCAATTTGCACCACCAGAAAAACAAATTAAACTTGTTAGTCAAGACAAAGATTTAACAAGATTAATTGAATATAATATTATTAACCCTGAAAATATGTTTAGCGCATTGACAGGTAATGTTATTATTTATTCAATTACAAATGACACATCAAATTTAGGTACTACATTAGCCGGTAATATAGGCCCAACAACCAACTTAGACCAATTTAAATCGATTCAAAAGATTTTACCTTTTAGTGATTTATCAATAATTCAAGTTGCAGAATTTATTAACTCAGTTTTAAAACAAGTTATGAATGGAGTATTAAATGATGGTACGCCTATTATTAATCAATACCCATTTTATTATCGTCCAGCGGTATCATTATACAATACCGTTGTTAATTCAGATGAAAATACACCGGTAGACGTGTTAACTAATTTGTTAACCTTATTTCCTTTAGTTAAACCATCAAACTTTATCCTTTCAATAGCCGGTAACGGTTTAATTTACGATAAAAAAGGTTCTACAACAGTACCAAAAGTTCAAAAAACTGAAAAGTACCAACCAAAACGTATTTTAAAACAAGAAAATACTGTAGGTATCATGGGAGCAAAACAATTATATTTTTTATCTCACGATACAATTAATCCGACCAAAGGTAAAATTGATTTAGACGGCACAATTTATGGTATTGACCAAGAAAGATTGGTAACTGAAATACAACCAAAAACGTCATCATTTGTTAGGGGTGAAGAACTTTTACAATTACTTTCAAAAATTGTAGAGGTATTAACAACACACGTACATGCCTATCCTGGATTACCACCAAACCCTGTTACCGTTAGTGGTAGTCAGATACAAAGTTTAATACAAGAGTTAAATAACGCACAACAAAAAGTGTTAAACAAAAATATTCGACTTAACTAAGTATTTATTGTAAAATACTTTGATGTCAACAAATAAGTCGTATTTCAGTAAAAATGATACATTAATATATAATTCATTTACTAACACGGGAAGGAACCCTGTTGTTGAACTTTTTTATGGTAGGGTAGATAATATTATCCCACCTCCTGGTTTTAGCCGTTTTATTTTTAATTTAGACCTTACTCTTTTAGAAGAAAAAGTTGCCGATGGTACAATTTCAACGGGTTGTTCTAAAACATTAACACACACACTTAAGATGACAAACACTTCACAGTTTGATGAAGCGTTACTTAATGGTTATTGGTCTGACGGTAGAAGAAGGGCAACATCATTTGATTTAATTCTTTTTAGGATACCAAAATTTTCAGGTTCAACAGGTACACCACAAGAATGGGACGAAGGTGTTGGTTATGATTATTATAACTCAGCAACCCCTTTGAACTCATCAAACGCACAGAGCGTAACTGAGCAACTATTAACAGATAAATCATTCTCTACAAGACCTGTGAATTGGTTTCAAACAACAACCATCGATGATTGGTCAGTCTACGGAATATATGACAATTTAAATTCACAAACAGGTCTAACAGGATGTAACTATTCAGCACTTACAATTGTTGATGTTCAACATTTTGAATTTGGTAATGAAAATATTGAATTTGATATGACAAATGAAATCAACAATATCTTAACAGGTACAACTACAGGACACACCGGTTGGGGAGTTGCATTTGTTCCACAAGTTGAAAATTTAACGGGTCTTACAGAAAATTATGCCGTTGGGTTCTTTTCAAGACATACTCAAACATTCTATGAACCTTATTTGGAAACTGTACATGATGATTTGATAACTGACGATAGAAATAACTTTATCGAAAGTCAGTCAAATAAATTGTATCTTTACGCATACGTGAATGGTAATCCTATTAAATTAGATACACCACCAGTTGTTACAATCTATGACCAAAATGATGATGTTGTTCAGTCGGGGATTGTATCATGTTTGGTAACCAAAGGTGTGTACGAAATTATTGTTTCAGGGATTACATCATCAACAATTCCGTGTATGTTCTACGATGTATGGTCTCAATTAAGTTATAATGGTACACCAATATCTAATGTTGAAAATGAATTTGTTTTAAAGAGTAATTCTAACTATTTCCAAATTGGAACAAGTACACAAACACCTAAGATATATGCATTTAATTTCTTTGGGATAAGACAAAATGAAAAGATAATCAACACAGATGTTAGAAAAGTAACTTGTATTATTAGACAAGCATATTCTTCTAATGTTGTTTTAAATACTATTGACGCATATTACAGAGTCTACGTTAGGGAAGGACAGACAGAAGTTGAGGTTCAGGATTGGACTCCAATTAACAGAACACCCGATAGTTATTATTTTGTGTTTGACACAAGAGACAAAATACCTAATGAATATTTTATTGATATGAAAGTTGTTACAGACCAAAATGTTGATACTTATAAACAAACATTACAATTTCAAATAGTTAATAGAAAATAAAATGAAAAACACAAGATATATGTTCTTTCAAAACTTAGAACAAATGAAAAGACAATGTGAGATGCTCCTTCAAATGGATGAATCTATGATTGAATCTCTATTGAACGACGGTCACGATTGGGCCGACGACCACATCTCAGAAGCAAAAAATAATATGGACCAAGTATTTGATTTCATTATGAATGAAAAAGATGATACTCATGGTGACGAAATGATAATTGATGACGTTATGGAAAACAAAAAAACAGTAAGAATTACAGAAGATATGTTAGAGGCAATTATCCGACGTGTAATTAGAGAAAAAGAAAAAGACACAACACTTTGCGAAAGAGGTATTACAGCTGCTAAAGCCAAATATGATGTATACCCATCGGCATATGCTAATGGATATGCGGTTCAGGTTTGTAAAGGTGATATGCCAGATGTCAATGGTGTAAAAAAATGTTCAGGAAAGTATTGTTCAGGTAAATAAATTGCAATATATTTGCAATCTAAATATTTATTTGAATGTCTTACCAAACTTACACTTTAATCAAGGATGATGAACTCATTCTCGAAACTCAAGCAGCAACTGTAGACCGTGCAATTGATTACTTTGCAATAGATTATCCCCAAATCTTTTCAGTAAAAAGTGGTTATTCAGTTGGATTGAAACAAAGGGATAAATACCAATTGTTTCAAAAAGAAAAAAGGGACAATTAAGTCCCTTTTATTTTTTTATAATATTCTCTAATTGACCACTTATATCCAACATCACCACCCCTTAACAAACTGTTAAGATATATAACATCTTCATGTGGTTTTCCTTTATATGATTCTGACAAAGTAACTTGATTATTAAGTTTATCAAAAAACTCTTTTATTTGTTTTACATCGTCAATACTTACCTCACCTGAAATAATTCTTTCAGATAGTCTATTACTAGCACCTCTTTTTTTAAGATACTTTAAACCCTTTTTAACTACCTCAATAACTTGTTTAGGTACACGTACAGTGTCAATCTCTTCTGTAATACGTATTTTAAGGTCACTGGTACCCTTAAAAATTCTATGGTAGGTCTCTTTGTGTATTTCTATTTTTTGTCCCGCAGAGAGCTTTTTTGGTAGTTCATTTTCCATTTGTAATAACCAATCATCACCTTCAAGAATTTCAACAATTCTATTTTTCTTATCACGGTGCCAAATCAACTCTTCCGAGTCAACATCTTTAGAGAAAACTCGTTCAAAAATATTCTTTTTTATATTTTTCTGTGAATAAACCATTACCAAAATCTTCCAGGAACATTATTACCAAAATCTTTGTGTGCTCTACATGCCCAATAACCGGGTTTAGTTCTATCTTTCTTTTTTTCACACTGATGTCTTGCTGCGAATGATGCTCTCGCACCTGAGTCGTTCCACTTTGCAGTCATAACAGGAGAACCATAAGAAACTTTTATTATTTTACCCGATTGTGGATTTTTAACATATACATACCATTTTTTTGGTCCACCTGTTTTTGGTTTACCAAGCTCAACATTTTTCCCTTTGTATTCCGCCTCATTAATCATAGGGTAATCCAATGGTAATCTTTCACCTTCATATATAAAAAATTTTCCTAAATCACTATTCAAAAGTTCGTTATCAAATTCATTTTCATAAATTCCAATTTTCTTTAATTCTCTTGCTTCATTAATTAAGTTAAAATACTTTTGACTTCCCGGTCTGAATACATTCTCACTAACAGGAATATCATTTTCCAAATGATATTGTAATTCTTCAGAAATTAGAGGAGTTTCTTTATATTTTTTTAGTGCCCTTATGATAGACTCTTTAATTGATTCATTTTTTGGTTTGTATGAAGTCATTACGGGTTTTTGACCTTTCCCTGTTTGTGTATCTTTCTTTTCTGCGGCTCTCTTTTGTCTACAAGCGGCTTTTTTATCGGAGTCACTCATTTTACCAGCAACACCTGCAGCTCTACATTTAGGATATGCTTTAGAATCCGCATCAGGTCTACCACACGGTGGATGTTTACCATCCTTATCCCTACTACATATATTAACCCACGGACCTTTTGGTTGTGAACTACCTTTCGGTTTCTTTTTCTTACCGAACCAAACGGCTAAATCTTCAGAAAGTAAAATTTCACTCATATTGATTATATTTTAAAAATTGTTATACATATAAATATCAAACAAGGTAATTATGTCACAGAATTTTGAAGAAGGAGTTTTATTTGACACAATCAAATATCAAAACAATGAAGACTTAGGTCGTTTTTTAGAAAAAATGACACCAGAACAAGGTGTTTATTGCTTAATGCAGGCGGCTCGTAGTGGATTTTCTCGAGGTGTTTTCTCAATAGAGGAAACTGAAGTATTATCTAAGGCTATTAGAATACTTACAAAAGATAAAGGTGAAACACCAAGTAGTATTGGAAATCCTGAAATTCACAAATCTTAATTTTTTTATTTATTGTGTTACAAAAAAAAAGGGGACCGAAGTCCCCTTTTCTATTTAGTGTTTTGAGATTATCTCAATTCTCTTAAGTCGAATGTTCTTACACCATCAACTGTAACCTTACCATAGAAACGGTTATTAACCATTTTCTTAGCGTAACGTGTCATAATACCCTTAATAGGAGTAAAGTTGAATGGGTTGTACATAGTTGGAGTCAACTGAAGAGGTACATATGGTGCGTAAACGTAACCTGTATCTAACAAAGAGTTACCTTTGTGTCCCAACAATACTGTGTTTGGTGGGAAGTATGGGTCACGATATACTTGATATCTACCTGCTAATGTACCGATTCTCTCGATACCCATGTTGTACTGGTCCTGCTCAGGAGCTGCGTTTGAAACGTGGAAGTACTCCAAGTCATCAAAAATAGCACTGATTTCAGAAGATACAACTATCCAGTTTGCTCCACCTCTCAAAGTAGACTTGTGAATTTGAGCTGAAATTTGGTTGATTGCTGTAATCAACGTTTGGTTCCAGTCTTTCTGAGTGTACTGAGTTAATGGATTTGCTGAAGTTCCTCTCTTCCAACCGTTGTAGTCCCATCTTAATGTCCAAGCCGCACCTTTTCTAAGGTCTCTCAAGATTTCTCTGTCGATTTCAGCTGCCACTTGCTCTGACAATAAAGCTGTCAATTCAGCTTCTGCGTCGATGTTGTGGAATGCTGAAACGTCTTGTGCCATTTCAGGTGACCATTGTGCTCTTAACTTTCTTTCTGTAACAGAAACAGTTACTGACTCAAGGTCAAATGATACTTCACCAATTCTATCTTCGAATTCCATTTCTTTGTAAATTCTGTAAGTAGTTGTAAACTGTGAACTTGCGACTGTTGAACCGTTAGCTACTGTTGTGTAACCTGAGTAACCGTCAAATGAACCTGCTCCGATAGAACATGGAACTTGGAAGTCAACTTCAAGGTAAATTTTACCATCAGTATCACAAATGTTGTCGTATGAACCACCGTTAGCCGTGTTTGAAGAACCAAATGCTGGTGATGATGTTCCACCGTATTCAACGATACCTTTACCATATTTTTGAGTTACAACTCTGAACAACAAGTTACCTGTAACTGCTGACCAAGGTGATGAACCCGATGTTGATTTGATTGTCAAATCTGAAAGGAATGTTTCAGTGTCAACTGTGTTACCATCAGGACCCATTAACTTACCGTATGAACCTGAGTTCGAGAAACCTGACATAACAATTAATACTTTTCTGTATTCACCAGCAGTGTAACCTGAATTTACCAATGAATCACCTGACCATACTACAGTTACGTTTGGTGCAGTTACAGAAGAGAACTGACCTTTAGAGTAGTCGAATAATCCTGGTGGGTCAAGAGCTGGTTCGTTACCTTCGTAGAATCTATCGTAAAGGTCTTTACCATTGTCTGAACCGTAACCTTGATTAGGTGAGTTCTGACCTGAATCAACTGCTTCAGGTGAACCGATTGGTGCGTAGTGTTGTGTGCCGCTAGCGCCACCAACATACTGTTGAATTTTAGGTACGAAGTAGAACAATTTACCGATAGGTAAGTTCATTGCTTGTACTGATACAATATCGTTAGCTAATAATTTAGAAAATACTCTTCTAACGATAGGGAAGACAACCGTCTCAAATGACCCTGTGTCAGATGTAGATGATGCTTCGTTTATAAGGTGAGACGCTTGGTTTTCGTAAAGTTGAGCCACATTTTCTCTCATGTGACCTTTCAAACCTTCCAAGAAACCTAATTTGTCCCATTTGTTGATTGTGTCTTCTTTGATAACTTTCAAGTGCTTAAGACCGATGTTACCAACTAAGCCTGATTCTAATAATGCTCCCATTTTAGTTTTTATTTAGTTTTGTTTTAGTTTATTTTTATTTTTGTAATTTACTCATTAAATCCTTCATTCTTAAGAATTGTGGATTTTCATAAGTTTTAGACTCAATAAGGTTTGTCGAAGCACCTCTTGAAGGTGTTTTAGAAACTTTAGACTCAACAGATTCTGATAATGTTGTTGTCTCCTTGCTTACATATTCTTCTTTCAAAGTCTTATATAAAGTCTTAGATTCTTTTAAAGATTCGACAGTATCAAATCTTCTCAAAATGTTAATTTTTTCTTGTTTTGTTGTTGTTTGCTCAGTGAACAATCGTGTTGCGTAAGCTAAGTTTGAATTGAAAACAGCAACTTCATTTAATTTTTCTCTGAAAATATTTAATGCTTTTCTGTATTCTTCATTCTTTGCTCTCAAAGATTCTACTTCTTTAGCCAACTCACTCTCAGATACAGTTCTTACCTTTTGTTTTGGTAAACCGTGTCTTTTTGGGTCGTTCTTAGAACCATTACCCAAAGTACGAGCAGCTTCAGTTGTTTCAGCCTCTTCTTCCTCTGACATTTCAAATGACTTCTTTTTTAAGTTCATACCAACACCCTTAGGTTTGATAGTCATTGAACCTTCTTTCATTTCACCGTCTTCCATTTCAGAATCTTCCATTTCAGATAGGTCAAATGATTTTTTCTTAAGGTTCATTCCCATACCTTTTGGTTTAATAGTCATTGACTCGTCAACCTCACCTTCGAATGCTTTTGTTTTTTTAGTCATACCTTTTTTAGTTGTGTAATCTTCATCACCTTTATGGGTTTTTGATTTTTCACCCTTTCCCATACCGTAGTTACCTTCACTCATTTCTTCGTACTCCTCATCGGAAGATTCATCTTCATAATCTTCCATTTCGTTTTCGTCTTCAGAAATTTCGATTTCGTAAACTACATCGTCTTCTTCGTACATCTTGTCCATTGTTTCTTCATCGTCTTCACCTTCTGTGTGAATTTCATATTCAACATCAGAATTAGTATCCTTAAGATGAATTGAATCTTCATCTTTAGAAACAATAATACCGTCTTCTTCGCCCATAGCTTTAAAGACTTTTAAGATTTCATTATCAGACGCAGTTCTAAGGTCTAAAGGTAATAGAACTTCTTCTTCATCATCTACTTCTAATTCATCACCAGGTAAATCCAAAGACATAAGGTCTTCTTCATCTCCTAATGTTTCATCAGAAAATTCATCATCAGATTCTAAATCATCAGATTCTTCATCGTCTACTTCAAGTTCAGCCTGTTCTTTCATTTTGTGAGATATCTCACCTTTTTCCATTTCTGATACTTTTTCCATAGACTCCGCTTCTTCAACCTCTTCAAGAGATTCCTTTACTAGTTCACTGATTTCTTCCTTCATTGTTGAAGCAAGTATTCCTTTTGCATTTTGAGTTACGGCTTCTTCCAAATTTTTCATTTGTAAAAGTGCCTCTTCAACTAAAGATTTTTTTTCGTTTTGCATTTTAGTTTTAACCAAGAGTTTTTGTTTATTTTACTTAATAAATATCTCAGTTTTAAAAAAAGTTTATTTTTTAATGAAAGGGCAAAAAAAAATCGGGTTTTATCCCGATTTTAATTTTTAATATTTTAATAAATTTTTTATTCGAAAACTTCGTCAATCTTACTTTCACTGACTGAAGTGATTCTCCAATCGTTTGTAAAACCTTCAAACCTTTTAGTGACTTTAGCTTCAACATCAGTAACACTGAAACCTTTCACCAATTTTTCTTCTCTAATTTTTTTCACTTTGCCAGTGTCAGAATCGACCAAGTCATACTGAATTTTGGCTACAAAATATTTTTCGTCCATAGTTTTAATTTTTTTTAATAACCTAAATAATCGGAAAGTCTTCTCATTAAGTCAACAGACTTATCATTTTTTGTAATGTTTTCAGGTGATTTTTTTTCTTCCTCTAAGTTTTCTTCGTACTCGTTTCTGTCTTCTTTATTTAAAAACAAATAAGCTCCTGGCGTAGATGGTGAAGATACTAAGTCAAAACAAATTAATTCATAATCATCTTGAACTTCATTTTGTTCCCCTTTTTTAGCTAAAGAACCAATACCTCTTGACGAAACCCCCATAGTAACACCTTGTCTCATTAAGTTAGCTGCAACATCACCAGGTGATGAAACAATACCTCTTTCATGGAAACCTGGTGTCGTTAGTAATTTAATCTTACCCATAAGGACATTACCATCCCACCATACATCAGTAATAAGGTGAGACACTCTCTCTAAATCAATTAGTGAAGATTCAGGGTGATTTAACTCAGATATCGAAAGACCTTTATTAATTGCTTTCTTATATTTTTCAACCTCCCTCTTTAATATCCTTTCAGGATAAACTCTACCATTTCTATTTGGTACGCCATATTTTTGAAGTGTTGCGTAAAATTCAAAAGGCTTGGAGTGTTCCATCTGACCATAAGACTCTCTTATTACTTCAGCGTTTCTAAATTCGTTGGGTGATACGGTTCCCGCATCCCATTCAACCAATATACCATTTCCTAAATCGTTTGGACCTAATACTCTCATTGTATTTTTTTATAATAAATACTATGGAATATCAAATGTTTTTTGATTTTGATTTTGATAGTTGAAAATATTCCGACCTTAAAAGTTCATCTTGATAAACAGACTTAGCTATTTTTTTAATTTTTTCTTTTAAAATTTGTGATTTAAATTCAAGAGAATCTTTTAGAAATAGTGTGATTTCTAAACTCATAAAACTTTTTTTATTTAGTTGTATCCCACTTGAGCGTAGGTCTAAATCGACGATGGAGTTTCTTTCAAACACATCTTGGTCAATAACCTCTAACAAATTATGTTTAATTTGTCTATTTAAATTTCCCGTTACTCTATCCCAATTTTTTACCTCTATTATTGGTTCAACCCAAGATTGTATGTTTATGTAAAGTGATTTAAAATTTATTGAATCTACCGTTCCGTACACACATTTCGCATCATCAAAAATTGATAATTTCGATGTTTTTCCTTTTTTCATTTATTGTTTCATCTAAGAAGTTTTATTGTTTGATATATTATAATCAAAAAAAAAGTATTTGTCAAAAACTTCCAAAATTCAACTATATTTATTAAGATAGTATTATGATAGTAATAGAAGTACAAAAAGGTGAAAGTATCGAAAAAGCGTTAAAACGATACAAGTACAAGGTCATTAAGACCAAACAGATTGATATGTTACGTGAAAGACAGGAATTTGTCAAAAAATCGGTAACAAAAAGAATGAAAAAACAAAAAGCCAAATACAAACAATATCTTCAACACATAGACACAAAATAAAAAAGTCCGACTAAATCGGACTTTTTCTTTATAACCCTTGTTCTAATTGTTTAAGTTTATATAACGAAATCAAATCAGATTCACTTTCTTGTATTTTTTGAATTGTATTACTAATCTTTTCTTTTAACTCAGAATCATCTGACTCTGTGATTTTATCCGACAATTTTGATATGACGCTTTCTTTGACTAATTTGATTTCTCCTGAAATTTCTTTTTTATTCAAGGACAATAAAGATTTTAACTCTTTTTTATCTTCTTCAGAAATATTTGAATATTCTTTATTGAATGTATTTGTAACAATTTTCAACATAGATGAAAGTGGAATGTTTACACTTTCTTGAACTTTTTCTTTTTTTGTTGAAAGTAAAAGATTTTTAATTTGTGTTTTTGTCTCTAATATTCTTTCAAGATTTGTAATCTTATTTTCGTAAACTACAAAATCAATGTCGGAGTATTCGTTTTCAACATCACCTTTTAAATTTGTTTTTACCCATTTGTATAGTTCATCAATTTTTTTCTGATTAGAAGAAATTAAATCAGATAATTTTTCGAACGATTCATTAACGTATTCACCAGCAATATCTTTGTTGATACCTTTTTGTGTTGATAAATCATTATAGATAAAGTACATCTCAGAGATGGCTTTGTTGGACAAGAAGTTATTTTTGAACTCTTTCATTACGGTTTTGAAATTTTCTTTACCGTATGATTGAACCATTAGATGGTCTAAATTTGATTTAAATTGTCCGAACTTATTCATAATATTTTTATTAATAAATATTACTTATTCAGTAACTCATTAAGCTTATCTTCAATTTTACCCAAAGATTTTCTTCCTTTGGACAAATCTAGTACGTCTTGACCTCTCAAAATGTCATCCTCGATTAAAAGATTCATATCTTTATCTTTGATTGATTCGGGTGTGACTTCAGCAGCACCACCACCTGCTGCTGGCGCCTCAGGTGTTTCAGGTGCCCCTGTTTCTAAAGATGCTGGCTCACCAAATCCACCTAAATCACCGATAGCAGGCTCTGTTGTTTCACCTGCGGGTTCTTCACCCGGAGCAGGTTGTGTTCCTTTATTACCGTATAACTTATCCAAGTTATCAAATATACCTGTCTTAGTTATCACTTGAGGTGTTTGTTCAAGTTCGGCGGCTACAGCCTTTTCAATTCTTTGTTGTTGAATGTCGAGTTTAATTTCTTCATCTGAGAAACCAAGAATATGTTTTTTAGCCCATGAAGATGAAACTGCCTGAATACCATTACCTGGGTCACCAACAGCATCTTTGTAAAGAAGAATTTTTTCTTTCCAAGTTTCTAATTTTAACAAATCAGCTTGTGATGATGGGTTTGTTAGACCTAATATAAAGTTATTTAATTCATCTTCAAATCCAAGAACGTATAAGTGAATAACGGCAATTTTATTTAATTCCTGAATCATAGATTTTTGGATTCTATTAATAGTGCGGGCAAATCGAATATCTTGTAAAGATAAATTTTTACCATCACCAACAACATCTTCAAATCCAAGAAACGCCTTAGGTACTCTAAGAGCCGTTAATAATTTCTTTTGGATATACTCAATGTCTGCAATCTCTGAAAGATTTTGAGCTCCGGGTAGGGTATCGATAGGGTTTGGTGCATTAGGGTCACGAACAGGAATAAAGAAATCTTGGTCAACAGCCATTTGGTTGAATCTTAAATCCACGTTTCCTGTTTGTGGGTCAGCAATTTGGTCTCTTTTGAACTTATTGGCAACACGTTGTACATACGGTTCAACATCCTTGTCATCCATGTTTCCGACAAAAACTTTGAACACACGTCTTTCAGGTGCTCTTGAAGTTCTGTATACTAACATCGCATCTTCTGACAAAATTAACTGTTTCCAAATACGACGGGCTTTTTCCAACATAGAAGTACCATACGGTAATTTTCTGTCGTCACCCAATAATCTAAAGTGAGCTATTTCCCATGTGTTAAATTCTAAACCTTTTTCATTCCAAATAAATTTCAAAGCATCTGTAGTAACATCTGTTTGATATTTTCCTGCAGAAACTTTCATTCCTCTTTCAATTCTTTCGAGTTGAATGTTTGGTAATTGTTGTGTCCCCATAACCCCTTTTTCAGGGTCAAGTTTTAAGTAGACAAAATTGTCTCCATACTTACAAGTATTTCTTGTCCACATAGGTAGATTAGTATTGATATCCAATCTGTTATTGAACAAGTCTGCAAGTATTGATTTAATTCGCTTACTCTCAGAGTATATTTGTAATATAAATCCATCTTCATTTACTGTTGTTGATTCTTCGGCATATATATCAAGAGCTGCTGATATTTCAGGAGTATACTCCATACTTTCATAATCATAATAGGCCGCAAGTCTTGTTGGTTGATAATATACGGCTTGAGTATATAAATTACTTTCAACTTTAGTCCATTGTTGACCCAAATACATCGACTGTTGAGCTTGTAATTTCTCTCTTTCGTATTCTTGTTTGTCGGGAGTTTTAAGTAATTCTTTTTTATCAAACTTATAGACAGGTGCTTGCTGGTCCAAAGTTGAGTCGGGACCAAATACTCTTCCAAGTCTTTGCCAAATCGTTAAGTTATTATCTGCCATTATATGCTTTCAATTAAAAATAGGTTCATTTTCAAATAAAGAAATAAATTTATTTACCGAATAACCATAAATACTTCTGATAATCACTTTGTGTAGGTTGACCAAACTTTTGATTGTCCCTTCCGTAGTTCCCCATTGAGATTCCTGGGTTGAAGTCTTTCATTGAACCTTTTACCGGTGTTTCATTTACCGTCCAACTTTCCACCATGGCTTTTGTTATTTCCGTTACCTTTTCCAATTGTGAAAATGAAGTTTCACCAACATAGATTGCCATCGCACAAGACATAATAAGGTCATCATGTTGTCCCTTAAGGTGGTCAGGTCTACCATTCACGTAAACAAAAGTGTTTAATTCATTTAACAAACGACTTGACCTAATATGAAATCCATGTCTTAATGCTTCTTCAAACGCAGCAACAATCTGAACTCTTTTTGAGTTAAAATTTATTCCCGGAATTTTTTCCATTGCCTTTGGGTCGTATTTCCACTTATCGGCAACATTCACACCATCAACGTATAAATTTTTATAACCAAGTTCTTGTAATTTTCTTGATGTGGATACACCCATACCACCTGTTATATCAATAACAACAAACGCATTATACATTACAGCCCATTTCATAGCAACTTCAGCAGCAACATCTGGTGGTATTTTTCCGAGGTATTCTAATACCTGTTCTCTTTCATCAAAATCAATAATGTTAAAAGTGGTAAAGTCTTCAGAATCACCTCTTGAAACGTCAATACCCATAATGTATTTGTGACCATCTACAGGTTCCTTCCACTGCCATATAGCACCACCCATAAATTTGTTTTCAGGGTTTTTGATGTCATTTTCTTTCATCCTTTCAACTACATCAGACGGGATTACAGAATCACCTGAACCCAAGAAGTTACATTCCAATTCCTGTGCAATTTTTCTCCTGTCAAATTTTAACTTTTTTGCCATTGCTTCAAACCAAGATGAATATGGTTTATAACCATCAGCAAACTGTTTTTTTATTTTGTCAAAATCACGGTCATATGGATTAATGTCCGAATAATCAATGGTAATCTCATCATCTTTATATTCTGCACGGTTTAATAGATAATGAACTATATCTTTAACTTTAATTAATTTTAAATCTTTAGAATATCGTGGGTCACGATACCAATACATTTCCGTGATTTTGAAATCATTCATACCACGAAGGGCTTGGTCGTAAATGCTGTAATAAATTGGGTCAAACCCGTTAGGGGTAGAAATAACAATTACTTTACCACCTGTAGACAAAGATGCCATACAGGCAGACCAGAAATCATCATCAGCGTCAATAAAGGCAGCCTCATCAAAAATAAGAATAGTCGGAGTATAACCACGAAGTGCATCCTTTGAAGTTGCAACTGCTTTTACCTCACAACCATTTGATAACTTAAAATGTTTTTGTGCATTCTTTTCATTTGAAAACCCGACACCTAACCAAGACGGCCATTGTTCAACAAAGGCTCTAATCTTGTTTGCCATTTCAATAGACGTATCCTGTTTGTTGGCAATAACAAGAATTTTTTCAGGTTTTGTTTTAGATGCAAAAACCAAACGTTTTGAAACCCAAGCAGATGTAATTGTAGATACTCCTGCTTGTCTATATTTTAAAGCAATATTTTCTTCGTGATTATCGTAATCTTCAATTAACCTTATTTGGTCATGAAAAAGGTCTAATGGAACATACTTGGATTGTGTGTTATCGTAAGTCTGCAAATATGTCCTAAGTGCGTAAGGTGTATTTTTTACGCATTTAGCATACTCTAAAATTGCTTGTTCTTTCGATAACGCCATTAATCATAGTATAAATCATTTATGATAAATCTATACCTAAATCACCCAAAAAGTTTCTGAAGTCATCATCATCTTCTTCGTCCTCATCATTAGAACTAATAGCGTCTTCGTAGTCGTATTTTTTAAGTTCTTCGATGATTTCACTAACCATTCTTTTTACGATTTGTTTTCCAGCTGATGTTTTACCCATGATTTCTCTTGCAACTTGGAAAAATTCTTCAGTACTCAAAGCTGAGAATCTTGAGAACAAATAGTTTTGAATTTCTTTTAAATCATCCTCAAATAACTCATCAGGGTATGATTCTAAGAATCTTTCCCAAATTACTGGACCTAATCTTAAATCCCACATTTCGTATGGTAACGTGTCTTGTGACATCATAACCATCTCGGCAGCTTTAGGGTCATCAGGTAAACCTTGTGTACCTAATACTTCATATACACCCTTAAGTAACTCGTGAATCAAAATAGGAAAGAACAAACCTTTAACTTTAATAGTCGGGGGGTCAGTCTTATCGTCAACTTCCTCAGTTCCTTCAACACCTTGACCAGTTTCTCCCATCATATTCATCATTTGTTCTGGCATAATCCAATACAACAAATCGTTAATTGACATTAAAACACCATAAAGATTTAAAAGTCTTGGGTCAATTCTATTTAATTCTTCTTCAACTAAACTAAACATGTAATGTCCTTTTTTAGATGCTCCTTGAATTAATGAGTTGATAAATCTTCTTTTAGCCTTTTCCAAATCAAACTTTTCAAAAGCCTTCATGAAGTTATCGATATCATCTTCCGCTTCATCTTCAGATACACCAAACTTTTCTAAAATATCTTCCTCAGATGGTTCTTGAGATTTTTTTGGTAATTTAGATGTGTCTACTTGACCCATACCCGATGTTAGTTCAACATCAAATTGGAATGCGTTTTCAGGTAAAGACATTTCTTTTTTAACCAGGTCAACTGATAAATTTTCTAAATATTCTTTGTTTTCGTTCTCAATAGATTTAACAGTTTGAACGGCTTGAGCCATCATCATCATAAGTTGTTGAAGACCGTTCATTCCTTGTGGAATGTTAGTCAATCCAGTATATCGTTTTACTTTATCAACAACGTCTTTAAATCTTTTAGACGCAATCAACTCTTCAAATGTTGATACGTCACCGTCATCATTAATATCAATATCCAACGCAGGATTATCCGAAAACGGAGTGTCCTTATCTTCAATACTTTTTTGAATGTCTGGTGACATTCTTTCAGGCCCATCATAACTGATTGGGGCTTCGTTAATTTTAATCCTCGTTTTCATCTCTGAATTGAATATTTAAGTTTTTGAATTTTAAAAAATCAGGTAACTCAGCTTTTGGTGCTGGCTGATATTTTGGTTGGTATGGTGACTTCCTATCAGGTTTTGTTGGTGTTTTAACCGGAGTCTTAACAGGCGCCTCTTTTGTGTCACCAGCCTTTGGAGCTGGTTGATGTTTTGGTTGGTATGGAGATTTTCTGTCAGGCGTTGTTGGAGTCTTAACCGGAGTCTTAACAGGTGCTTCTTTTGTGTCCGCTTCTAAAATATCTTTCTTTGTCATTTTTTCAGTCATTACGTATTTCTGAATCAAAGATACTAAAGATTCTTCAATCTGTCTAACAACCTTTTGATGATTTTCATTTTGTTGTTTCACATCTCTAACACATCTTTCATATTTATTCATTTGTTTAGCACTCCATTCACTTCTTTTAGTCGTTTTAAATTCTTTTCCCAATTGACTAGTACAAATCGCCCAAGCGTTGTTTTCTTCTTTTTCCTCACCCATTGTAGAACGATTGTTATCTGAGTCATCGTCCATTCCATCAGGTGCCATATCTTTCTCACCGTGAGGAGTTTCTT